TCGTCGGTTTTCGACAACTCGATGCCGGCCCAGTCATTCGGGTGCATGACGATGCCGGTCGCCGGATATTCGGTATTCTGCACCTGCAGGATAGCCAGCCGCAGCCGGTCGAGCCCGGTCGCCCCGGTGATGGTGATCGGCGCCGAGTACGCAGTCGCGAGCGGCAGGATGCCCTGCAGGTCGCCGCCGGTGCCGGTGCCCGCCAAAATCTGCGCCTCTTCCTCGAGCCGCAGCCCATAGCGCAGGCGCTCGTCGATGATGCTGCGCAGTTGTGCGGCGTCGTCGAGCACCTGCCTAGACGCGCGTACCCAGTGCGCTATGGTCGTAACAGGTGTATTGACCATATCGAACCGCATCGTGCTCTCGGGCTTGAGCTCGAGCTCGGGCACGGATGCTGCGCTGTTGGTAAACGCCGTTTCGCGCAGGTACTCGACGTTGTTGCTGTCGGTCTGCCCCGGCATGATGAGATCGCGGATGGTCATGCGCAGTTGCGGCAGCTCGAGCAGGCCCGGCCGGCGGTCCGGGCGGATGAGCACGCCGCCGTTGCCGTCAGTGTCGGTCGTAACGCTGGTGATCGCCTTCAGCGCCACCTTGACCGAGCCGCGCGGCTTGCTCGACATGTACGCCTTGACCGCTTCGGCCTCGACGACCTGCTGCCCGATGCTCTTGGCGGCGGCAGGCTCGGCAGCACCGTTGCGGCGCGCCATCTTCTGCTCAACGTCGTCGATGCGCGCCTGCAGCTCGTTCTGCTTGAGCAACGCCTCATCGACGCGCTGCTTGGTTTCGCCCGTGACGAGCCCCAAGTTGCGCATTTCGTTCTGCGTCACGTCGCGTGCCTTGAGCACCGCATCGCTCGCCGCTTTGAGCTCGACGGCAAGCTGCTTTACGTCGGCCAGCGCCGACGTATCGAAAGAACCATCCGGCATTTTTTGCCCCTGAATTTAGGTGTTAGGCGAAGCTCTTGAGTGCGTCGCGGAGTGCCGCAATCGCCTGTAGAGCGTCTGTGTCCGGTGCATGCCCGAGCTCCCCTCGGCTAGTCGCGAAGCACGAGCGCACGGCTCTCTCGGCTTCGGCGCGGCTCAGTTGGAAAGCATCCCGCAATCCACGCTCGAGCTCGCGTTCTGTCGGCGGCTCCCCCGCCAACAATTTCTCGCGCAACTGCGCGTAGTATTCTGACTTGACGCTATCAATCAGCGCGGCGCTGTTGCTGCCCATGCTGACGATGCTGACCTCGACGAGATTGATGCGCTTCAGCAGCGTCACGCCGGCGCGCTTCGGATCGGGCTCGGTATCCTCGGCGTAGTAGCCGATCGAAAGCCCGTCGATGTCGCCCTCTTTGAGCAGCTCGTAAGCCTCGCGCGCCCGCTGCACGCCCATGTTGAGCTTGCCCTCGACGTACAAGCCGCGCCCATCCTCGGCGAGATCGACCCACTTGCCGATCGGCTCGCGCGGGTCGTGCTGCCAAAACATTTTCGGGCGAGAGCCGCGCCGCTTGTGATCGGCGAGCGACATGCCGAAGCTGCCCGGCACGGTCCGCTCTTTGTGGCTGTCGGTCACAGCGAACACGGAGGCGTAGCCGGCGAAGGTGCCGCTGTCGTCGATGCCCTTGAGCTCGAGAACGGGCGAGAGCTGCTTGATTTGCGTCATGGTGCGGTTTCCTGCTGTCGCGCGGTCGATGTCACCTGCCCGAGCAGTCGCGCCGGGATGAGGTTGGATTGAATGGTCAGGTCATCGCCGCCGACTATGGGCGGCAGGTTTTCCAATGCGCGGATCTCGTTGCGCGTCATGATGCCGTTCTGGCTGTAAGCCGAGTAGAGCGCGGCGCGGCCGGCGCTGTCGGCCCGCATCAGCCCGTCGATTTTGAACTCGCACCAAAGGCTGTTGCGCTCGCCCGGCGGCACCAGGGCCCGGTTGCACGCCTGCTCGATGCGCGCCAGCGTCGGCCGCAGTCCGAAGGTGTGAAAGCCCATGACCTGACTTTCGAGCCCGGTGCCCCAGGATGTCGATTTGCTCATGTGGCCGACCATGTGCGGCGGCACGCCGAAGATGCGGCAGATTTCCTCGACCTGATAGCCTCTAGTCTCGAGCATCTGCGCGTCGGCCGGCGGGATGCTCAAAGCGCTGTATTCCATGCCGGCTTCGAGAAAAAGCAACTTACCGGCGTTGCTTAGCCCGGCGACCTGCTTCTCGATCCACTCGCGCGCCTCGACCCGCTGATCCTTGCGCAAGAGCTGCTTGGTACTGACGACGCCACTCGGTCGAAGTCCGTTACGGAAGGTGTGCCCGACCGTCTGTTCGACACTCATCGCGTTGCCGAGCGAATGACGGGCAGCGGCAATCGGGCTTAGCCCGGTCAGCCCGTCGAGCCCGAAGCCCTTGACGTGCAAGATCTGCTCTTCGGGATAAACGCGCAGGGCGCCGGTGCGCGGGTCGTGGTAGTGGTACTCGAGAAACCCGTCCACGTCGTCGCGCTTGACCTGCATGTGATCGGGGCGCAGCGGCGTCAGGGCCCGCGTGCGAAAGCCCTCGAGATCCTTGTGCGCGTAGCAGTTACCCCACAGCAGCAGGCACGCCGTCATGCTCTCCCAAAACTCGCACGGCGTCATGTCGGCGTTGGGGCGCTCGTGCAGCAGGCTATAGAGCCAGTGATCGCGCGCCACCACGGGGTAGCCGCGCGCGTCGGTGCGGTAGACCGGCAGCGGCAGGGTGCCGACGGTGCCGCTGATGAGGCGCACACACGCCCATACGGTCGCGAGCTGCAATGCCGTCGTCTGGCTGACCGTCTGCCCGCTGGCGCTGTCGTAACTGCCGAAATGCCGCATGATGACGGGATGGTCGAGCGGCAGGTTGCGGATAAACCAGTCCGTCATCTTGTGCCGCAGGCTGTCGAGCATCGTCATGCGAAAGCATCCCTGAAAAATTCCGACAGGTCGGCGCCCTGGTCGTCGCTGTCGGCCATGCCGCACGCCATGGCGAGCGACACGATGCCGTCGATGCGCCCCGTGCTGCGGCGCTTGCTGAAAATCCTGTTACCCTTGGCGTCGGCCTCGAGCTGCGCGGACGCGCTATTCCACGTCATGACGGGATTGGGCTTGACCCGCAGGGTGCCACCCAGGACGTGCTTCTCGAGCGTGTCCACGCTGCGCGGCATCCACAGCCCCGTATCGGCCGAGCGGTAAAAGCCCTGACCGTGCGCCGAGAGATCGACGCTGACGCCATGGTCGTCGAGATCCTGCTGCAGGTAGCCGATGCGGTACGGATCGAAGGCAATCGACCGCACGTCGAAGCGCGTCGTCAGCTCGCCGATCTCGCGGGCGATGTGCCCGTAGTCGACCACCTTGCCCGGCGGCGCCTCGAGGTAGCCGCCGTCGCGCCAAACGTCATAAGGCACCCGGTCGGTGCGGGCCCGCTCGAGCAAGGTGTCGCCCGGTGTCCAAAACCACGTTGCCGCCCATATCGCGCCGTCGCGCGGGAACGCCAGCACCAGCGCGCACAGGTCGCGCGCGCCGCCGAGATCAAGCCCGCCGAAGCACGGCTCGCCCTCGAGCTCCGACAGGTCGAAATCGACCTCGCAGGCGCGCCACAGGTCGCCGCTGACCCACGGGCTGTAGGCATCGACCCAACGGGAGAAATTGAGCCTCAAGACGAGCGATTGCTTGGATGGCATCCCGCGCGCCTCCGTCACCTGCTCGCGCAGGTAGCTCCGCTGGATGGTCTGCCCTAATGTCGGATTGCTCTTCGTCCAGCAGTCTTCGCTTTCAAACGGGTCATCCTCATCATCCAGCGAACAGACGTAACCGAAGAAACTGTCGTCAACTAATTCGCCTTTACTCACTTTGTCGCTGTATTCGTGGTACTGATAGCAAACAGAAGTGCGGTCAACGCCGCTGTTTGTTATCATGAATATGAGCGCTTGGCGGCGACCTTTGGTGCCGGCGCGCATCATCTCGACGACATTACTATCTTTGTGCTCGTGTATCTCGTCAATCAATGCGCAGTGCGGGCGCGGGCCCGACTGGCTGCTGTCGCTCGAAATTGCCCGAAAGAAACTGCCCGTCGCCAGATACGCGATATTCCACTCGCGACCGGGCCCGCCGCTGAACGTCAGCCGTTGCTTGAGCGCCGGCGACTGCCGCACCATGGCGACGGCATCGCGAAACAGGATTTGCGACTGGTCTTTCTTCGCGGCTGCCGCAAAGACCTCGGCGCGCGGCTCGCCGTCGGCGACGAGCATATACAACCCGATGCCGGCGGCGAGCGGGCTCTTGCCACTGCCCTTGCCCGCCTCGATGAACGCCACGCGAAACCGGCGGTAGCCCTCGGCGGTCACCCACCCGAACAGGCTGCCGACGACGAACTGTTGCCAGGGCGCCAATGCGAACGGCTGCCCCTCGTGCTCGCCGCCGACGAGGCGCAGCACCTTGGCGAAGAAGTCGATGACCCGGTGAACGCGCTCGAGATCCAGGCGCAAGCCGCGCTCGTGCGCCGTCTCCATGTCGCGCAGGTGCCGCTTGCAGGCGTTGCGCACCATCGGGCCCGCCACGATGGCCCCTGACACGACGCTGCGCGCGTAGTCGGTCACGGGGTCGGCGAGGGCAGCCGGCGGCGCCGCGCCGGCGTCTGCCTGCACGGCGGGTTTGCGCTTCGCAGCCATCAGACCGCCGGCCGGCTCTCAAGCACGCGGCGCGCTTCGGCGACGGCACGCAGCAGGCTCCCAGCGGGCAGGGTGCCGCCGGTCGCAATGACCGTCATGCGGCTTTCCATCATGGCGAGCGTCGTCTCGAGCTCGTGCACCCGGTTCATCAGGATTTCGACCGCCGCAATGGTCATTGAAAGAAATGCTCCACCGGGTCAGCCTCATCGGCCGAGTGTTCGCCGAGCCGGTTGCGCTGCGCCGGCGGCAGGGCGAGCTCGGCAGCGACCTTGCGCGCGATCTCGGTCTGGCGGTTGATGATAGCCATGTACGGGCTCTGAATGGGCAAGCCGGTGTTGGGCGCTTTCACGAGCATGCCGCTCGAGTGCA